GCTGAGGAGGCCTCCAGGATTATTCCGGCGGGAGTTGAGGATAAAAGCTGCGGGATGGATAAAGCTCTGGCTGTGGGGATCCTGAAGGCCATGCGGCCCTCTGTGGCGGCGATTGGGGATGCAATGCAGCGCAAAGCTGTTGCAGATGCTCTGATTAACCTGGTCACTGCAAGGGATGAGAAAAATGATATTGCCGCTATCCTCCAAGCCAGCCAGAAAAATGCACAGATGGCGGCAGACAGAAAACAGGAGGTAATGGATCTGGATGCTATTCAGGCACTCTACGACAATTTAAATCCCCATAGGAGAAAGGAGAGACAGTAATGAAAGGACAAGTAATTGGAACCTCGATGCCTCATGGATACGCGGGGAGCTATTCCCGGCAGCCGGATATGGTGGTGGATACCGCGCCTCTGGCGGGAAACGAAAAGATTAAGTTTGGAGCACCGGTAGTGATGGGGGCAAATGGAGCGGCGGCACCCTGGGACTCATCCTCCACGGCGGAAAAATTCTGGGGCGTGGCGGTAAGAGAAGTAAAATCGGCGATGGATTTCCTAAACCAGAATGAGGGAGAATACCGGCCCGGCGAGGCAGTACCGGTGCTGAAGCGGGGCTGTGTAAATGTAATCTGTCAATCCGGCACGCCGGTTCCCGGCGGGAAGGTATATGTCCGGACGGCAGCCAATTCGGCCAAGCCCAAACTGGCAATCGGGGGATTTGAGGCGGCTGAGGATAAAAGCGATACTACCACGTACACCGTGGCATTGACCAATGCCCAGTGGAAGGGCACAGCGGATGCCAATGGCGTGGCGGAATTGCGGATTCTGACGATGATAAATGCATAAGGAGGCAGAAAAGATGGCATTTAAGCAAGTTGGCACTTTTGATTTAGGCAAAGCGGCAACCCATTCCGCACAGGGCGGTAATGGGGCTGTATTTAACATGGATGCGGCGGGGATCGCGTCGGGTCAGGCTTTTCTGACTTCCGAGCTGGAGAAGAGGGACATGATGGTCAGAACACCCCTTACCAGTTTTACTTATGGACGCGACGTTCCCGTCAGGGTAGGAGGCGGATGGGCCGAGTTTGTTTCCTCCATGCAGGTGGGATACGGCATCGCAGGAGGTTCTGGAGACGGGCTTATGCATTCCGGCGGAGCCAACGGGATCCCCATGATCCAGGCGGATTTTTCCAAGGGCCTTTTTAAGACCCATATGATCGCCGCAGGGACCCGGGTGATGTGGGTTGATATGCAGAGAGGCAACATGACGGGGCGTAATATGGACAGTCTGCTTCGCGATGGTCTGCGCATGACTTATGATAAGCATATGGACGAGAATACTTATACAGGATTTTCCCGTTATGACACCACCGGGCTGATCAATAATCCTGATGTGACGGTAATGGATGCGGCTTCTAATGGGGCCACGTCCCCCAGCACCAAATGGAAGGATAAAACACCGGATCAGATTCTGAAAGATGTAAACGATGTGATCCTTGCCACATGGGAGCGGGCAGAGTATGACCGTGATGCGGTTCCGAACCACATCATCATGCCTTATGAGCAGTATAATTACATTGCCACGAAAAAAGTGACGGAGCTGGCGGAAAAGACGATCCTGACTTTTCTCCTGGAAAATAATGTGGCGAAACACAACGGGGCGGACCTGTTTATCGGCGCTACGGGCTGGTGTAAAGGCGCGGGGGACGCGGGGGAGGATCGCCTGGCTGCTTACTGCAACAAGGAGCGGTATCTTGCCATGGATGAGCTGGTGCCTCTTACCCGTGCCATGACCGGTCCCAACACGGCGGAATTCTGCTACGATACGGCTTATGCCGGAAACCTGTCGGAAGTTCAGGTGTTCTATGAGCAGACTATTACCTATATGGACGGAATCTAAGGAGGGCAGACTGATGTTTATCGTATCAAAGAGAAATTATCAGGTGAGGCGGGCTGACGGTTCGCCTTATCTGATCCGGAAGGATTTTGTCGGGGAGATCCCGGAGGATGTGGCCGGGAGCAATCTGGTGCAGCGCGCAATCAGAGGCGGGATGATCTTTGTCCCCGAGGGTTCCAGGGATAAGCAGCTGGAAGAGGCAGAGGCAGAAGCGGCGGAAAAGGCGGCGGGGAATGATATCCGTCCGGATGCGGAACAGGCAGAAGAGAAGAAGGATTCGGAGAAAGGAAAGAAGGCTGACGGTTCAAACCGCGGGACTCCGAAAAGCGGAGGTGGCACATGATGCGGACAGAAGGCTGTGGTGATCCTGCCGCTCCTTCTTTTACAGGCGCGAAGGCAGCAGCAGCCAATATACCGCAGCCCGGGGAACAGGGAAACTATACCGCAGAGCTGTTTTGGGAGGATTTTCCCCAGTTTACGAGACATGTTTCTCCCGGGGAAGGCGAAGGGGAACTGATGAGAGAGAGCCTGATACCGGAAAAGATGCTCCTTCAGTTCATCAGGCAGGCCAATGACAGCGTGCTCCCTTCCCGCTGGGGGAGTATGTGGCAGTATGCCGCAGGGCTTTATACAGCCCATTTTGTCTCTCTGTATCTGAAAACTTATGCCTCCGGTTCCGACAGTGCCGCTCAGGCTGCGGCTGGTGCAGATCAGACGGGAGTCGTGAGATCTGCCGCTATGGGGGACACCTCCATCAGCTATGACAACAGCGCTGTTACGGCCGGAACGGAGAAATGGGGAACCTGGAACGCCACGCAGTACGGCGCCCAGCTGGTGACCATGGCCCGCATGGCGGGGATAGGAGGGCTGTACGTCATATGATTTTTGACAATCCTGTTTTCAGATCCTGGTATACAGATACGGTTGACATTTACCGGGTCGTACCGGTGAGCAGCGGCAATCTGGACAGGCAGGAGAGAGTAAAAGTCAATGCCTCTCCGGTTCCCTGCCGGATCTACAGTCTCTCAAAGGACGGACCGAATCTGACAGCAAACGCAGCGAGGGAGCGGTCCGTCCAGAAGATGGCCTGTGATCTGTCGGTAGATATAAAGGCCGGAGATGAGCTGATGATCATAAGAGGCGGAAATCTGGGTTATGCAAATGAATCGGAACGGTTTTTTGCGGGAAATCCCGCGGATTATTATGATCCGGTGGGAGGGGCTCTCACGGGTCTGCAGCACAAGGAAGTGGGCCTGCTGTCCGACAATATTATCGGGAAGGGGTGAGGAAATGTCAAGTTTCGGGAGCCAGATCAGAAAAAGGCTGGAGCAGCTGCGCCGTGCGGGACAGAATGTTCCCCGGATCATGGCGGAAGTGGCAGAGGGAGCGACCATTGAGGCAGTCAGAGTGGCCGCAGAAAACACCCCGCCAAACGGGGGCGCTCCCATCGCCGGGACGAACATGAGGAGCGGACAGATGGCGCAGCACTGGCAGGTGGACAGTAAAACCGCTCCTGCTTACTGTAATGGCAGTATAAGAACGGAACTCAATAACAATATGCAGTATGCTTCTTATGTGAATGACGGTCATAGAGTAGATAAACATTTTGTGCCGGGTCTCACGATTAATAAGGATTCCGGGCTTTTGGAGGAAGATCCCAATAATGAAAAAGGAATCATGGTAGGAACAAAAACCACCTATGTAGAGGGAAAGTACATGAAGCAGAAGGCCATCAGGAGGTATCGCACAGTGGTGCGCAAGGAGCTTGACAAACGGGTCAGGGAGGCTGTGAGATGATCTTCACGCTGGAACACATCGTGAACAGCCTGGCTGGCCTGCTGAAAGCAGAATACCCGGAATATCCTGTTTATGACAGTCCGAACCAGCAGGGGACTCGTTTCCCCTGTTTCTTTATTTTTTTCATGCCTTCTACTGTAGATTCCCATGTAGGAGACCGGTTTTTGCGGGATCTGGGAATTGATATTGTATTCGTCCAGCAACGCAATCTTGTCAATGGAAATGTCCGGATCCACGCCATCGCCCAGTACCTGGATGAGACACTGGAGCTGTTTCCTTATTCTGACGGAAGCTCTGACCCGGTTATGATCCGAACCTTTGAGAGGCAATGGAAGAATGAGGATATGGAACTGCATTATCAGTTTCATATCAGACAGAGAGTGGCGCTGCCGAGAGAGAACATGTTGATGAGAGAAATGGAGGAGAATCATGGATACGTCAAAACAGACGGAACCGGTTAAAACGTTACAGGCGGAGAAGGAATATCCGACGGAGAAGCTTTTAAAAAGCAGCCACCTGGCCGGTTATCAGAGAGATTTTGCAAAGGTGATCCTGACAGAGCCAAAGTATGCCATATCGGAGGCAAAGGCAGT